AATTGATTTTTGTTCTTGAAGTTGTTTTATTTGAGAATCGACATATTCTCTTAAAGCATTAATCCTTGCTTCTGCTAATTTTTGCCCAGCAGCAAGTATCTTAGCTTGTTCTAATTCGGATAAAGCTCTCATAAATCATCCTTAATATCACCCTTTGCTACACCATCTAGAGCTTTAGTCATACTTGCTATAAGTTGTTTGTCTTCTTCACTGAGAGGTGGTGGTGGTAGTTCCTCAACAATCACTTGATTATTAGAAACAACTACTTCTTCTTGTGGTGATTCCTCCGGTGGCTCTTGTTCCTCTGGAGGTTCTTCCTCACCATCCTCAGCTGCCCTCTCTTTCTTAATTTGTGCTGATATTTCTTTAATTTCATCTTCACCCATATGCAAGATCTTTTTCTGAATCCATTCATCGGAAAAATATTTACCAGCAAATTGTTCTACACTTTGTAGAATAGCTAATCTTGAATTGAGAAGCTCCGCATCTTTAAGTTCTGTAAAATGATTATCTTTAACAAAATCATAAGAAATTGTATTCTTAATTTGTGCCCACTCCGCACGAGACATTACACCTGTGAGAATAAGTTGGATTTCAAGTAATTGATCAAACAAATGAGTAAAACGTAATCGTAATCTATTTACAAATTTAGTAAATTTAAGTTCATCTCGAGAAATTTCAGTTGCCCGCCCAAGATTGAATGCATTATCGGTTTCAAGACGTGAAACAGGAACGCTCAATGATTTGTAAAGTTTCTTTTTAAAGTATTCGACATCATCCATTTCACCAAGATTCTGACCACCTTGAAGTGTAGTGATCTCTGTGCCACGACCACCTTCTCGACGTGGCAACCAAAAATCCTCAAGCATCGTCATAAATTTACGATCGTCCCGAACCTCACCTGTATTCGCATCGTAAACAAGGCGATTCTTATGCTTCGCCATCATGTCACGAAGATATTGTTCAGCTTTTATTTTAGGTAAATTACCGACATCAATATAAAATACCCTGCGCTCAGGTGCACGCGCGAGGCGGTATATCACAACCGCATCTTCTAGCATACGCAATTGGTTCATTGGTTTAATTGCCTTATGCAAATAACCAAGAATCATTTTATTTCTTTGATCTAAAATACCCGAATGGACAAAACAAATACTATCTGGCGAGATTTTTATGCCCTGAGTCTGGGTCGCATTACCGATACCTTGATGATTGAAAAGGAAATATTCATTAAATGCAGGGGCTACAGGAATGCCACGCTTTGGTGGAGTTGTCTGAGTGCTTTTTTTGGCAGGTTCTCTCACTTTACGAATGCGCCTCGGGTCGATATAGCGCAACTCTTTAATACCTTCGCGTGGTTTCGCTTCGTCAATCATGATATGATAATACAAACGACCATCTATATACCAGCGTTTAAATACATCATATGCGAGATTTGAAAAATCCAAATGCTCTAGAATTACTGAAAATTCTTCACGAATTCGCTTCTTAACTCGTTCAGGTTGATTGCATTCATCAAGATTAATTTCTACAGGAAGCGACCGTACATCTGAAACAATTGCTTCATTTACAATATCTTCTACTGCCAATTCACATTCTGGTTGCATAGAAAGTTCACGATATTTTGTAACAAGTTCAGCTTCATTCTTAGCTGTACCCTCAATATCAATAACCTGACCAGCTACTGAACCAATTGCTACTTCTAGTGCCCCGTCGACGTTAGGTGATGGCACAAAGGACGGAACGTCTTCCGCTCTCTGTATATCATCTTCAATCTTTCCAATTCTAAATCCAAATAATTCAATCGCCATTTAATTTTCCCTAATAAAATAAAACCCGCCAATGACTATTTAGCGGGCTCTATTTAAGAGTTTTTGCCCTAAAAGCTAAGAGCTAAAATAATACACGATCACGATCGATAAAGACTAAACTGCGAATGTGCCCGTCGTCGTTGGAGCTGCCACTTGCCAATAATCATATTGAAATTCGCAAGTAAACATTTCAATAGCGTCTGCATTATCCCAATCTAATTCAATTGCCGCTATATTTGTCGGAAACAAATTTACCATCTCATATGTACGAAGAATCCCACCAGTTTTACTATACTGGGATACGGTTCCGGTGGTACGATATGCCGATAAACCTCCGAGTCCACTACCTCTTAAATTTCCCTGATGAGAATTTATAAGATTGGACCAAGTTTCTAGAGCGTTACGGACAGAGAAATCTTCATCAATAAGTATCGTCACTGTCCAAGGTTCGAAAGTTCGCGTTCCTGCCAATTTTACTTCTCTTCCGAAGTATCTTTGGGGAATTACACTAAGTACACTAGAAGGCATCTGAGCTGCCCTACAAGTGAATGCTATTCTACTTCCTATGCTTGGAACTCCAGAAGGCGTATCGATATTAACACTGAATAGTGATGGTCTCGCGCCGCCCAGAGGCAATCCAGAAGAAGCAAATTCTGTTACGTTGAAAGCCATTTGGTTACTCTCCTCTTTCCCTTAATATTTATTCATATTAGAACTGGCCAACTAGAACTTCCCAACAACTTCGCTGAAGTCTACCCCTGTGCGAACTGCAACAAAGTTAAGTTGAATGAAGTTAATAGAGCGAGCAGGTTTAATATAGATATCACCGATAAACTCGTTTCTATCTATAACCTCTCCAGTGTTATTCGTTTCGTCACATACGACTCTGAAGTCGTAAATACCACGACGACCCTGAACATCACGCAAGAATGGCTCTACCAAATTTCTAAATTGCGCTCTTGTAAATTCATCATTGAACTCAAACAGCGTATACTTAGCAGCAGTAGCAATTGCTTTTTCTAGAACCATGAATAAACGTCGAACATTGATTCGATCAAATGCACTTGGTTTCGTAAGAAGGGTCTTATCTCCAAAGAGCAATGTACCCTGCCCAGGCTGAGTAATCACAGGATTGATGCCATTTTTATAAAGCTGATCTCTTGCCGTTTTATTCGGATTGAATGCCAATTTAATAGCATTCTTTAGAATACCACGATTATAACCAGCTGGTGACCACCAAGGATCTCGAGTATTATCGGTTCGTACCATAAGACCAGCAGTATCACCATTAAGCGGAACGTAACGATACACGTCGTTGTACTTATCGTATTGATATTTCCAACCTGAATCTAAGACCGCATAAGAACTTGAAGTCAAAGTATTACGGAAAGTGATAATATCATCAACTTCCTTATTCGTATAACTTGAATTGTTAACCACATTTGATCGTAGTGGAGAAATCATTGCCAAACAATCTTTACGATATGAAGCAATATTATCAATAATATGAAGCGCACGAGTTGAACCTCCTGCAGAGTTTAGAATAAAGTTTACATCCACATCTTCTGCACTCTTGAACATATTAAGACCACGAAGATAATCTGCATCAGTTGGCGCAGCACCATCTCTACCGTTTACGAACGAAGCATTAACAGGAGTAGAAGGACCGTCAAACGTAACACCCTTTGCCTTCTTACCAGAATTAGAAGTTCCAGTAAGAGTTGCAGCCCACCATGCCCACTGTGATCTATTGTTTATAACGTCTTTATAATAATTATTAGAACCATCTGCCGTCTTAGCATCAGCAGCTAGTGATACTTTACTCCATCTTTCAATGGCATTATTCGCTGTGCCGGAAATTTTACCGTCCTCATCAACGATAACGATATGCATTTCGTCATTAGAACCGCCTTCTGCCGAAACAAAATCAGAAGTTCCAGGAGCAGATTCGAATTGATCGTTAAATTCCCATTCCCGAGTTGGTGTTGCTGAAGTTGCAGAACCGTTCGTGACGTTGTTGCCTACATACTTCCTCTGAAGTGTAAGTGAAGTAGCACTTGCAATAGCACCAACTTTACGTTTTAATTTATCAGGACCAAGAGTAATAAAATCACCAACCGTGAGTTCATTACTGAATGCTGTACCAACACCAGTTACAGTCGTTGAGTTATTCGTACATACGACATTACCTGTTAGGGAACTTGAAAACGCATTGGTATTCCCACAAACCGAGATACGCAATGAATTACCAAGCACTCCTGGGTATTTTGCAACCCAGTCACCAACAGCTGAAATACCAGATCCATAATTTTCTTTATAATCGTCATCATTATCGATCACGGTATCTGTAGTATTTGCTGAATTAGTTGTCGCATTACGACCTGTAGACGCACTTGTTTCGTCAATAACTCGAACTACATACAATGAATTTCCATACGCTAGGAAATTAGCAGCAGTAAAGAAATCTGATGCCGTATTGCTATTTGGTTTCCCAAACTGTTGCGCAACCGTATCTTCGCTATCACAAAGAATCCTTAAATTTGTCGGACCCCAAGATAAATGAGCTGCTATTGCCCCAGTAGTCGTTGCTACAGCGGGAACAATAGTAGTCAAATCAATTTCACTGACATTAACGCCAGGGGAAACCTGAAAAGGCATAATCCAATCTCCTCTCTAATGAATTACTAAAACTAATAAGTGTTCAGAGTTATTTATAAAAAAGCAGGCTTTTGAATTACAAACCATAATCTGTAAATCCACTATCAATTTTTTGCCATCTCTCATTTCTACCTGTTTCCATAGGTTCCGCCTCTTCCTGATGTTCATCTATAAATCCTGCTGGAATCAAATCTTCCATCATGGCAGAATGTCTTTCTTGTGATAATCTAGCGCGAATATCCGTATTGGTCATATCCTTAAAGAATGTTTGTTGAGTTAACCACGAAAACATAATAAGGGTTGAAACTAAATCATCATGTGCGCCTTGTTCTGCTTCATAAGATGATTTTTTTGAAATAAAAGTAGATAATTCTTGTATTGTTTCAAAATCTTGTACTAATAATTTATCAGATTCTATCATATCTTTAAGGTTCGAACATCCTATTCTTTTGGTAGCTTTAGTCATACGCATACCAATTTGAGAAGTAGCACCAAAACCACTACTAATTTTTTGACCTGCACGTCCTTTTGTTGCAGTGGATAACATATTGTCATATTCTAGTTCTGAATGTAATGCTTCAGCTACTTGCCCGCCAATATCATTTGTTTCTATAAGAACAAAGGCATCATTATACCATCTTGCATATCTATAGATAATATCCGGATATAATAAAGGCGAAACCTCATCATTCCTATATTTTGCAACTTGTTTATATGGTATTTCTGAAACATCAATAATAGAAAGTGCACTATAATCTTGACTCACGCCGTGAGAAGTGTCTGCTGTTAATAGATAAGTGTGATCTTTCTCGGGCTTTACATAATAATCTAGACCCCATTCTTCCTTAGTCCCAGCAACAAACGATAGAGTGCGTAACTTACTAGGCGAGATGAGTGTATTTACACTTCCAAGAAATTCACATTCAAACTCTTGCCTAAATTGTTCTTCACTGGTGTTTCGAATCGTTTGGGTTTTCCATTCATCATCCCTTCCGGGAACATCCCTCCAATGAACTTGAATAGGTGTATAATTACTTCTTTGTTCTACTGCATCAGTCCACATTTTA